ACTGAACATACTTAAAGGCATCTCCCCCTATTTTTTTACCTAAATCTTTGAACATTAATTTATTATAATGATTATTCCAATATATTCCAAAACTAGGGTGTTCATCTTCTCTATAAGGAGCTGAAAAAACTTCGTCTATTTTGAAATTATGAGGAATATATTTTCTAAATATATCCTCCTCAGATATATATTTTAATATATTATCTTTAGATAAAGGTATTTGTTTTATATTTTTAGTATTTATCATTAAAAAAGGGGGAATTTCACCCCCTTATTTATTTTCAATATTTTACCAAACTTGGTCTGTAGTAGCTGTAGTTTGTGCAGGTTTTGGTTCACTTACATAAACATTAGCTAGAGCTTTAGTAGCTCCTAGAGTTTCATACTTACTTTTAGAAGCAAACATTTTGTATTTAGGGAACTGTAATTCTACTCCAGTTTTACCTGTAGTTTGATTCACATATCCTTTACCATTAATGGTCATCCAAACATAGTTTCCATTACAAACAATAGCAGATAAAGCCTCTACATACTGGTCTAAATTTAAACCTGTAGGTATATTATCTACTTGTTCTCTTACTTCTAAAGCATCAGCCAATAGACTAATTAAAGTTGCTACTTGCTGTTCCATATCAGGATTACTGATATAAACAGTTTTTACAGTTCCAATTTGCCCTGTATGACCATCTACTGGAGTAAATCCTTGTGTTGTAATTGGTTCAGTTTCAACTTCAAATAATAATTGTGAGTTTCCTGAACTTGCTGTTTTTGTGGCAATTTTATTAATTTTTAATAAATATTGACCTGGACTAATATATTTACTAGTTCCTTGTTGATTGTTTACTATTCCTTTTGTGTTAAACATATTTTTTTGTTTTTATTTTTTTTTTAATTTTAAATTATGGTTGAAATTCACCTGTAATATTTACATCATTTGATGTTATATTATTTGTACTAACTGGAGTAGAAGTTGTCATACCTTCTGGATTAAACATAACAGGTTCATATCTAAAATAATTATCTTTAATTTCTTTATTAAAAATAGTATCTACTAAACCTTGTACAGTTTGTTTATTAATTGCTGCTTTTTTTTCATTTTTAAAAGCTTTACTTAATTGAGGTACATCTATTTGTTCATATAAATCATCATAAGTAACTTTATTAGGTTTTAATTTATTAGAATGATTACCTGATATTTGATAGAATATATAATCAGGATGATTATCACTATCAATAATACTTACTGGATTAACTTGAATAATAGTGTTATTGAAATAATTTAGTAATTCTCTGTGATCCGCAGGACTTACTATTCTTCCATTTTTATCAACTAAATATCCATTTTCTTCAGTTTTAGCATTAAATATAAAAGATGTTTTAACATCATAATCTATTGCAAAACCTACATATCCATTATTACATTTTAATAATGATATTAAAGCTTGAGATAATTGTATAGTTTTGTTATCTTTTAGTAATTCTATAACAAAATCATCTTTATATTTATCTTTTTTCTCAGTTCTAACACCATTAATAGATATACCACTTCCTGAATATTCTTTATCTGTAAAATTAATATCTCCAAAATTTACTACTGTTCTAAAAGAACTTAATTGTGTACCTTCTAAAGTTGATACTACAATATCTAAATCTGGATTAATATCTCTTACATATATCTTAGTATTCTTTTTTAGTGCTGCACCATCTATTCTTATTACACCTTGTCTACCTATAAATTTTCTTAAAAGTCTCCACTTTATTTCTTGTTCGTCTGTCATTATCCGTGATTATATTGGTCAATTAATTCTGATACTACTGATAAATCATTAGGTATGTATATATCTTTAAACATTCCTACAGGAGATTTAGCTGGATATTTACCATCATTGTTTGTAACAAATTGATATTGTATTTTATTATCTGCTCCTTTAGATACATTTGTGTATAATATAACACTAAATAGACCTTCTAAAGTTAGATAATCATCTACCATTTTACCAATTGTCTTCATTTTAAATCCAGTTTCTTTATCTTCTTCAGGATGCCATAAGAAATATACTTTTAAATCCTTTCTTGTATTTCTTGATGCTTCTGCTATTTTAGCTATATTTACACCAATGTCAGAGAATTTACCATATCCATTTTCTTTAGCTCTACGCATAAATTCAAAAGACATAATAAATTGACCATCATCAATGATAATATCTGTTACATCTGGTCTTGTATCAGATATACCTTTTATTGATTTAGCTATAATATCAGCATCAGATGTTTCTAAGTAATTACCTCCGTCTTTAGGATGTCCTGTATACATCTTAACCCATCCTCTAAAAGGTAAATCTTTACCTGAAACATTAATAATAACTGTTGTTTTAGGATTTAATCCTTTAATACCTAGTTCAGGAATATGTCCATAAGACGTACTTTTACCTGTTCCAGATTTACCTACAATTGCTATTGCGCTCATTGTTTATTTTAATTATTTTCAATTTTTAAACTACAACTTATTAGTGTGTATTATAGTTTAATTTAAACTACCTAAACATAGTTTTCATATAATTTAGGATTTTTTTTTAATTCCTCTGCTAAAGGAAGTTCTTCAAAGTAATTACTTGCACCATTAAAATATAAAGGTATATATAAATTAGCTGTTCCGTAAGCTCTATCTTTAAGTATTTTTAATACTCTAAAATGATCACCCATCTTTTTTATATCATAACCTTTCCATTCTAATATACCATATCTAGCTGGAGCAAATAAACCTAATATAAAATCTGCTTGTCTTTGTGTTTCTTTATTATTACCTAAACCATCTAAAGAGGGTTCTAGTTTTTGTTCAATTGTTTCACCTCTATAGTATTCTTGTTTTTCTTGAGCAGCAACTTGTTGCTGTACATCTATATGAGTTATATTAAATCTTTTACAAAAACCTTTTAAAGCATATTCTTTACTATAATGACCTATAGTACCATGTTCTCCCATATTATTTTCTTGCGTTAATAATCCTATATGGTCCACTATAGTAAAATAATGTACATCCATGTTATGTTTGTATCCTTTAATAATTTTATCCTTTCCTCCATTAATATATTCATATTCATATTCTCCTATATTTTTATCAGATTCAAAGTAGTCTCTGACATATTTATATATACCATAAGGATTATGAACATAATCTATTACTTGTACAAAAGAATTTAAATCAGTAACGAATTCTTTACATTCTTCTATTGCTTTTATATATTTATCATCAAGTGTATATTTACCTAATGACCTTAATTGAGCTGTAGATAGTTCTATATTGTATTTTTCATATAACATAGTACTAATAAAGGATAACCAAAATTCTTCTTCAGTTTCTTCTAAAGCAAAATACCAAAGTTTTACTTTATAATTAGGATTTAATTTAATAAAATTATAAACAGATGTTATACAAAAAAATTTAGTAAATTTAGTCTTACCTACTCCTGAACTTGCAGTTGTTATAAAATAACGACCTCTTTCAAAACCTGGGAATTTTTCAGCAAATCTTTGAAAAGGAGGTATTATAGACAGTTGTTTACCTGATTCTTTTAACTTTTTGTTTTCTAATATTCTAGAATATACTTTATCAAACATTAGTTAACTTTACTAAAAGGATCTTCTTTTTCAATACTATCATCTTTCATAAGTTCAGATATAGCTAGAAATTCTTTATTATTCAACCATGTAGGTGAAGCTTTCATATACTTAAAGTCTGAAAAAGGTTTATTCATTCCTGTAATTGAGTTATTCTCTCTCATACTAATTTCATACTTCAAACATGTTATTATATCTTCGTGTTTATAGTTGTCTAATAATTTCCTATATATCTTTTTACATTTATCCTGTTCATTTTTTAATACACGAGTTCTGGGAAAATGCATGTATTTATCTGAACTAGGAAATAATTCCCAAAATTCTGAGAATTTTTCATCTAAAGAAGTTGGAGTAAAAGTTATCTCTTCTACTTTAAGTGTATGAAAACTATTTTTTAATAAAGTAATTATTTCTTCAGCTTTATCAGTTATATATAGATTTTCTAATATATCGAAGTTTAATTCTTCATCATATACACTTAAATACCCTCTTCTTACCAGATTTTGTAATAATATAATTCTTTGTTTCTCTATTTTCAGAAATTCCTGGAGAAATATCAGATTTTTTGAATGTAGACATTCTAATATTATTAGATGGTCTGCGGTAATGTGATAATTCACCATTATTTCCTGTAATAGTTTTGTTAATATCATTTAATTCTTTTAATAATAATTTTTCATTGTATTCTCTTTCTATTTTTAAATAATATTTTTCTCTCTCATAATAACGCTCTAAGTATTCCATCTTAAATAGTCTTCTCTTGTTATTGAATGTTCATTACAATAATCTTTTATCTTTTTTCTTAAAGAAGCTTCTTCAATTTCATCAAATCTGTCTAATTCTCTACATCTTCCCCTTCTACTATATTTGTTTACTAAAAATTTATTTAATTCATTATACAGTTTTTTAAGCTCAGGATGTTCTTTTGTAATTTTAGGCTCATTATTGACTTCTATTGGAGGAACTATCTTTTTTTCTTCAGGAAGTTTGTCAAAAATCCTTAAATTTACTATCTTTATTTTTTTGTTTGACATATTTTGCTTTTTTCAATACATAATTTCTACGGATTTCTCCTAGACAGTCCATTATTAAAGTTAAATCATCATCTGATGATAAATCATCAGGAATATATTTAATAATTGCTTTATGGAATTCATTAAACTTTTCTAAAGTCATAATAATAATTTTAATTGTTTGTCTTCAATAGTATCTAATATTTTATAGCACTCTCTGATATAAAAGTTATAATTAATATCATAATTATCTTTTTCATCATAATTATTAAATATTGTAACTTTATAACCTTTGTTAATTACTTCATTTGTTCCTTTGTTGTAATATTTATAAAATGTAGCACCTTTGTTAGATATATAATATCTTACATTCTTTTGTTGTTTTTCAGATATTTGTTTATCTACATCTAAATAATGTATTTGACCATAACTATCTTTTGTAAACTTTTGTCTTCCACAAAAATCATAAATATTTGTATGATTTTTTACTGTTTCCTCAACAGGTATTCTTTTGACAAAATATTCACTAATAGCTAAAGGAATTATTCTAAAACTGTTATCCTTATGATAGGCTGGTTCAGAACCTACAACTTTATCCACTTCAAATGCACCTTTGTATTTAACTTTACCTTTAACATCAATTGCCATATAGTTATTGCATTTTATCCAGAAAATTTCTAATCTGGCTGGACTATATCTTCATTAACTTTTAATTTTTCTATTATATAACCTTTAAATATAATTTTATTAGTGTTCTTTCTAGCAAATGTTGGTAAACAATTTTTTAAACCTAATTCTTTAAGTTTTTTATAATCAACTATTATTGTTAAATTATCTTTGGTAAGATGATATTCATATTTAGTTAATGTTTTACTCATTAGTAAAGATTGATTTACTTTTCTTTTTTTATTGTTTTTCCAATTATTTGCTAATTTTTGTCCATGATTTTTTCTAATACCAGAAGACCATTCTTTTTTAAGTCTTTTAGATATTTTCTTTCTAGTTTTATCATGAACTATCATTTTTGTTGAAGAATCTCTTCTTAGATTATATCCAAATTTTTTATTAGTTGTATTATACTTATCAATAAAGTGTAATTCTCTTTCCGATAAATATTTTTCATCTAAAATTGTTTTTTCTAATATTATATATTCAAAATCTACTAAAGAATATTTTTTAATTGCATTTAACAAGTAGGGATTTTCATTATGATTTCTATGTTCATATTTTATATCACTTAAATGTTGATGTAATCTTTTATAAATATTTTTTGATTTTCCAATATATAACTTATTAGTAGTTATATTTCTAATTGCATATATTCCTGGAAAGGAATGTTTAATATCTATTTTCATATCTACAAAGATACTAAATAATTATTAACTGTGCAACTATTTATTGTTAAAAATTGTTAATGCTTGCTTATTCGGGTAATTAACCCTACTCTACTCCATTCACCCTTTGGTGTGTTTCGATAGTCTCTGAACCTTATTAATTAAACCTAAAATTTGATTTTCAAGAAATTCTACAGTACAATCTTCTGGAGAATCTCCAATTATTACTTTAATTGTTCCCCAATTAGTTCCAAAATAATAATTAGAACCAATTCCCCAATGTTTTTGCATATAAGTTATTGGAAAATGAACTTCACAAGTTTCTTCTAAACAAGCTTCTAATTCTTTTTGTTTAAAATTAAACAAACTTGTTAGTATTTCATTAACCTTTTTTCTTTCTACTTCAAAAGGAAGTTCTTTTTGTGTTATAATTTCTCTTATTTTCATATTTTTTTATTTAATATTAATTAATCTTGGCTGCTGATTGTCCAATCTTGAATATTTTTACACTATGGTAATTCAAGCTCTAAGGATGTTCCAGCAATTTAACAAGTTTAGACGCCAATTTTAACGTCTCTAATAACCATTTTAGAATATTCAACATATTCTAAAGTTAATTTAGTTTCAATTTCCCAATCAGAACATATTTTATCATAAACATGTTTAAAATTTATAGGAATTTTAACAGTAATACCATCAGTATTAACTTGAATCATTTGTAAACCTGGAATAGCATTATTTAATCTTTCACAAAGAACACTTAATAATAATTGACCATTAAGTGTAATAGCCATTGTAAATTTAGGATCATATAAGAAACTATTAATATCATTTGATTTACCATATGTGCTATTACTTGATAATTTCATAGCATCTGCTATTGAATTATTACCCTTAGCTTTAGCTTTAGCTCTCATAATTGTTAACTCTTCATAAATATTTACAAAAACTTCTCCTAAATGTTCAGGATAAAATTTATTTGTAATAGCTAATCTAGGATACATTTGTGCAACATCCGCATCAATTATAATATAATCTTCATTAGATTCATATACACCAGCTTTAATACAACCATGAATACCACCAGTACCATAATCATATTTAAAACCTTTATAAACAACTGATTGTTCAATAGAACCTTTAGTTTCAGTAATAGTTTGTTTCTTAAAATAATCAAGTAACTCATTAAATTCTTTGCTTTCAAAGTTTATATAATCTAATATACATTCTTTAAAATTAATACTTTTTCTATAAGTTCTTTCTTTTTTGACTTCCCAAACATCTTTTTCAGTCTTATCACAATATAATTTAAGAATTAATTGTTCACCAATTTTAGAATCACTCCAATTCATACATGGAATGTTATATTCTTGATTTAATGATTTTCTTAAACTAATTTTAGCTAAAGATTTCTTATAAAACTCAAATGTAGCTAACACATCATTCATATTATATTCAAGAATACTGGGTATTTCTTCTAATGTAATATCATCTCTAGTATGATCTATGGGCATTTCCATTACATTAGGGTAATTCATAGATATTTCCAATGCTTTTAAACCAGTACTTCTAGCTTTATTGTTATAATGCCATATTTTGAATAAATCTAATTGTGGTATTAACACTTCCTTATAAGGAATAGCTACAATACTATTAAATTCAGGTTTATTTTGTTCTTCTATAATCCATTGAGCTTTTCTATAAATTAAATCTATTATTTCTACCCTAGTTAAATCTAACCAGTCTAAATAATTATTTAGAATAAAATGTATTATAGGGTAGTCAAAATTAATATTATTAAATCCAACCTGACCTTTACATTCATTTAAATGTTTAATTAATTGATTCAATTCAAATCTATCTTTATGTAATACAAATTGTACTATTTCTTCTGTATCTACATTTATTGCAGAATATGTGAAGCAACTTTTTAATGTTTCAATATCATACACCCATAAATTACGATTCAATAAATACTTTTTTTCTATTTTTCAATCTTACTATAATTTCATTTTCTTTAAGTTTATTACCTCTATAATTATGATAAATCTTATAACAAACTGTTTGATTTGTCTCATAGCATTGCTGCAAATTACAAGAATATTCTGAATTAACAAAGTTTATTATTTGTTTTAATGATGTTTTCGGAAAGTAATATTTTGTTAATCTATATAAATCAGCAAAACCTCTAGCCCTGTTTGAACCACATTGTGTGTTTCCATTATGAACCATAATAGTTGATTTACCTAATAATGCATCATTTAATACTTCTTTAAAATTACTATATTTTTTATTTCCTCTTAGTTTTATTAAAGATAATTCATCTAAATCAGCCTCTATATCTTCAATTTTCATTTTAGTTTTTACCATAATTAATTTTAGTTTGTTAAAAAATAAAGTGTAGATTCACCTTTATAATTTATTAATTGTTTTGTAGTTTTTAATTTTAATTTATGACCATTAGTACAATTATTATGATTTTGATAAGTCTTATAATTTTTACAAGCTTTAATATTAGCTTTAGTTAATCTCATTAAAGGATCTTTATATCTAGATTTTTTTAATTCTTCAAAAAAAGCAATATGATTATGATTGTATGTGATGTTTGAATACCATAAATTTCTAATGAAATTTAATAATATTAAATTTTGATCATAGGTAGTTAATGGTTTGTATTTAATATATTTTATATTATTAATCACTACCAGTTGACATTCTGTTATCTTATTAATATTATTAATTAATATAGGGATATATTTTTTGGTTTCTTCGACTTCAAAATCATTAATTAAAATATAATCAATATTAGATGTATTCAGATTATCTTGTAAATAACCCCAACAAGCTCTATTATTTACTTTAAGTATTGTATTGTCTTTCATTAAAAAAGAATAGTCACAACAATAATTTTTGTAATTAATATATTTCTTTACCATCAATTTCTAAAAATTTGTCTGTTATTGTATAATTATCTTCTTCTATATCATCTATTGATGTTCCTGGTACTGTTCCAACAGATAATATATATCTTATAGGGAATGTTTTAATATCACCTTTCCTATAATAACAATCACTTAAAAATTCACATAACCAATATTGTGTACCATAAGTAATTTGTTCTTCTTTTTTCATATCTTCAAGAATAAAAGAAAGCCCCTCTCTAGTTAAAGAAAGGAGCTTTACTTTACCTAAAACATCAGTTTCAGTTTGATAATCCTTGAAAATGTATCTTTCATCATTTTCTTTCATTATTTACCAGTTGAACCAAATCCTCCTTTACCTCTCTTAGAAGTAGATAATTCATTTACTTCTTGAAAAGTTACATCAGGAATTGGCATAATTATTAATTGACCTACTCTTTCACCAATTACATATTGTTCTTCATTTGATACAGCAGAACTATACATTCTTAGTTTAATAGATCCTTTATAATCAGAGTCTATAACACCAACAGAATTAGCTAAAGACAGTCCTTTATTACTAATAGAGCTTCTTGGAAATAAATATCCTACAAAACCTGGTGGAATATCAAGAGATATTCCTGTGTCATATTCAAAATAAGATATTATACCATCAATCTCTACTTCTTTAATACTAACTGCTGTTAAATCAAAACCAGCTGCACCAGCACTACCTTGTTTAGGTATTGATGCTTTTTCATGTAATTTTTTAAATTTTACTATCATATTTATTTAATAGGGCAACTGCCATTATCACAGTCATTTATTTCAAAATCTTTTTCATTAACACTCGCTGAAGTAATTGGTTCAACATCTTTAATCATTGCTTCATACAACTCTTTAGATATTGTTTGATAAGGTGCTTGTTTAAAACCATGGTCATTATATAATAAGAAAGATAAAGTTTTAAAATTGTCTTTATAATTTTCAGACAAATATTGTTTAATATCATCTAAATCTTCTTTTTTATAATATACAGTTACACTTACACTATTATCACTCCATTCACTTTGCAATCTTTTAACAATTTCAAGTTGATCTTTCCAACTAAACTCAGCTGCTATTGGTGTGCCTTCAGGAACTTTACAAGGAAAACTAACCACTATTGTAGATTTATCTTCTGTTCCATCAAAATTAATTTGATATTCCATAGGATAACCATGCTTTTTACATGTTTCTAATAATGGTGAATTACTAGCTATTCTTATTGTTCTTATATAATAAGGTCCTGCAGGACTAGGATGTCCACCAGGTGTCACACCTTTTAATAAAGACAATGTACCAGATGGTTTCATGGTTGTAAGTTTAATAGATACAGGAAATCCATGTTCTTTTGAATATTCTATATCATATTCTCTTAACCATTCATATGCTGATTTTAACCAACTTTTCTGTTCTTCTGTAGCTTGTAAATAACCTGTAACACCAATACCCATTCTGAAATTTTGATGAACTATATCTTCAGTTTCTTTAATTGAACAATGTAATGCTAATGAATGTTTACACATTTTATAAGCAAGTTTTAAACATGTTATTAATTCTCTATATGAATTAATATTAGGTAGATATTGTTCAGCTAAACAACAGGTTTCATCTTTCCATAAACCTTGTTCTGCACAAGGATTATAAGCAACAATTCCTGTATCAGCATATTGAAATTCTCCTAATCTACCACATAATCTGGATAATCTTAAATTAATTAGACCATAAGGCTCACCTTGATTATAAGTATCCCAAAATTCACTAGGTAACATATCAACATCATCACAAGCAACAGAATTATTAGACATAGCTCGCCAATTAGGAATTGGACCTAAATCCCATCTCTTAGCTTTAAGATATTCTAAATCATCATAATCTCCAATAGCTATTTGAGCAGACCTTCTTACATTACCTGCCACAACTATTGAACCTATAATATTCATAATATCTAAAGCATCAATAGGTCTTAGTTTTTTACCAGTTCTTTCATTAAGAATTTTATTAATTTCATTCATTCCATTTACTAAGTCTTCAGGACCACTAGCTATACCTCCAAATCCCTTAATTACAGCCCCTTTAGAGCGTATTAATTGTGTGGAATAAGTAAATCCTTCACCTGAATAGAAATGTGCCTTTAAAATCTTTCCTAATAGCCTAATCCAGCCTTCTCTAGTATCTGGTATAATATAGTCAGCACTAGAATCATCTTGTCTTGTTATTTTTACTTTTTTCTTTTGTAGCTTAGGAATCTGATATACATATTCTTTTTGTATATTAAATCCAACACCACATCCAAGCATTAAAAGTTCCATAGCCCATGTAAAAGGTCTAATTGGATGATCTACTACTGTTGCTGCACAGTTTTGAAGAGAAGGTAAACCTAATTTATCTACAGTTTTTGTTCCTAATTGCCACATAAACCTTCCAGCAGGTGACCATTTAAGATTCATTCTTGTATTAAAGTAAGTTTCCTTCTCTTCATCTGTGAATTTAATTTTCAATTGTTTTTCAGCAGCCCATAATTCTCTGTTAACAGTATCTTCAAATTCTTCTGTTTTAGAATTAGGGTCATCATCTTTTAATCTTCTACTGTATGTTCTTTTATAGGTGATATAACCTATTTCTCCCCATGGAACATTAATTTTACTCAATTTACTTTTTCATATTTATTGTTTTTCAATTTTTTAAAGTTGTTTTGCTATTTCATTTACAATACTAAAAGGAGTTGTATAATCTCCATCATTGTAATAAACATCATCTAGTTTATTGTTAGTGTAGTCTCTTGAAATATCTTTAAGTTCTTCTAATTCTTTTTCTGATTCTATAACTATTTCTAATGTTACTGTAATGGGTTTAAACGCTTCTTTCTTTTTGCTTGATTTTGCTGTGATTTTCATTGTTTTAATTTTTTAAATTTATTATAAAGGTAATCTACTGGGTGATGTAATAAAATTATGTCTCCAATTTCTAATCTAGTACGTTTATCATGAGCATCACTTATTCCAAAAGTGCCATTTTCAACTTGATACATTCTAATATATAGTCGTCTCATACAAAATTCAAACCAATGAATACAATTAAAAACTTTTCCTTTAGAATGAATTTCTAAATAATCAGACTCATATGGTTCTCTTTCAATATCATATTCAATAAAATATTTAATCTGAAATTCAGAAAATAATATTTTACACATTTCTAACAAGTTAGACCTTTGTTGTTCTGTTAACTGTATTGGATGCATAACTTTGTGGTAATTTAATATCGTAAATTTGTAATAACTTATCTGCTATTTGTAAATCATAATCATTGATAGCTGATTGAATTTCATAAGAATGTTCTTCTACTGATTTACCTTCATTAATAAACTTAATTGCTTGTTCTACTTGTTGATACACCCAATATGTTAATTCTTCTGATGCTAACCAGAAATTACTTAATGATCTATGTTCACATCCTATGTAACTAGTTGCAAATCTAAATTCACCAGCTTTACCATATAATGTTCTTCTATCAGTATCATTATCAATAAATAAAGAAGGAACAGTACAAAATAAATCTAATGTTTTAATTAATTTTTCACATAAATCTAAATCTTTACCCTCTTCAAATCCTATGTGTAAATGTCCACCCACACAACGTCTGTTAGGATTATCACATGCAGGAGGAGGATTTACTTCTTGCTTCCAGGCATTTAATGTTTGACTACAACCAAATTCTTTAGCTCCAGGCATATTTAAATATTTATTATCAAAATCACCAGAAGTTTGAATAATCAATTCTAAATCTTGTGATATATTCTTTTTAATAAAATCTAAAGCCATAGAATGATTTTTAACCCATTCTCCTGCTGTACTTGAAGGTGGTGTATTAAATTCCAGAGCCATATTATCTACTTGCCATGTAAAACCTTTTGGTAATTTACCCATAGGTTCTGGTTTATTTTTAGTTCCTGTAATTACACCAATAGCAGGAAATAATTCATTAGTTCCTTTTCTAACTAAAAATATCTCAGGATCACTTCCTAATAAGAATTTTTTTATCATATTTTTTCAATTTTAAAGAGATTATCTTCTTTAATATTATGTATTTTTATAGGATCAGCATCTAATCTAAATTTATATTTATAATCTATATAACCATCAATATCTTTCATTTTAACATATATTAAAGATTGATTAGATTGATTAAAATCAGTAATTAAAATATTTGGAAATTTTTTTAATTCGGCTGTAGTACATCTACTAACACTAATATTTAATTTTTTTAATACTTGTAATAATTGTTCATAAGTTGTAGGATTATTCATTTCAAGATACTTACTAATTAATATTTTGTCCTCCTTATAATTACCTGTTAATAAAGAATAAACAATATTAGATAGTTTTTTATTATATTCATTATTTAACTCATTTTTATTCATTATAGCACCATGTAAGTAATTATCGTTTGTATATTGATTTACAAAATATTCAAATTGACTATTAAATATATCATATTTTGGTACAATTCCAAAAGGTAATAGATTATAATAATGAAAACCTTCTTTATGATATAAGGCTGAAGTTATAATAGCATAATTAAAACTAAATCCTTCATTTAACATTAATAATATATGTTTTATGAAACCATTGAAATTATAATACCATAAATATCTTAATAATATTAAACATATGTAAAAATCACCCATACCATTAAAATCAGCAAAATTCATTTCTATTGTATGATATTTATCATCTATAGTATATTTAAACTTACTTCTAAAGTTAGGTATTTTAGTAATTTCTTCAAGCCACCAGTTTTGAACAGAAATAGGAAAAACTTCATTTATTTTTGATGTTTGTTTTTTAATAGTTATTTTTTTATTTTTTAAATAATTTTGCTTAACTATTTCTAAACAAGAAATATTATTTTCTTCTATTGTTTTACCATTATAAAGTTCTAACTTAAAATAATCACATTGTTTTGATGCTCCATATCCTCCAGGATATTCTTTAATTTGTTCAATAATAGAATTATCCATTTATTATTCAGTTTTTAAAAGTTTTTTAATATATTTAGCTGATAATTCACAATATAGTTCTTCAGGATGATATTGCACTCCCATTATAGGTAAAGTTTTATGAGATACCACTTCAACAAAATAACTATCTTCATCTAAATATAGAGGAGTTAAGCTATTTGCTAAATCATATTGACTTACTGCCTGATGATGTAATGAATTTACTTTATATTCAGACTTCTTTTCATTACTTACAATATATGTAGAAATAGATTCATCATATGATCTTACTGGCTTTATAACATGTACTCTTTCATCGCGACTGTCTGAATATGGATGATACATGTGTTGTGTTAATTTACTACCAAAATATGTACATATTTGTTGAAACCCAAGACATATTCCGAATATAGGGATACCAGCTTCAATATATTGAGGTAAATTCTTTTTAAAGAAATATTCTTTAAATACATCTTGATTACTAGTATAGAATCCAGGAACTGCATTATAATGTAATGGATTTGTATCTAATCCTCCTGGCAATACTAATAAATCACAATTTGTAATACTTTCTTTAGGTGTAAGTATCTCTACTTGACCAAATTGACTAAAATATTCTAAGTATGGTTTACTTACACCAAATGAGTTTTCACCTGTTGACCATCCTGGAATAGCTATTGTTTTTTTCATTTTTCAATTTTTAATTATTTAATAATCTTTTTCTATTCTCTTTTTGAGAATCATTCTTTTCTTTTTGTTTTTCTGGATTATTTTTATAATATGTATTATAATGTAAATTTCTACACTTTTTACATCTAATAGTTAATCCATCAGGGTTATATTTATCTTTTGCAAATTCAGATAATTCTTTTTCTTGCTTACATCTTGGACAAATCTTCATATTCTATTAATTTAGAATACAAAGATACAAAATATTTATTAAATTTGCAACTTTTTAGACAACTATTTTTAAATTATTTATAACCATCAGTTAGATATAGACTATTTATTTTAAAACTCATATTTAATATACATTTAATTGTTTAATAAATTTGTGAAATATAATATCACCATCTCTTTGAGCTAAAGCATCTCCGTAACTATTAGTACAATAAATACCATCGAAGTATTTAGATAACTCTTCAAATCCTTTAGAGAATATACCGTGAGTTACTATGAGGTAGATTTTATTATCTTTTAATTTAGACTTTATCTCCTTGGCTATATTAATAAAAGTTTGCCCTCCATCGCAAATATCATCTAAAATAATAAAATCTTTATCTGCATTTTCTACTTTTTCAGGAACAACAGTCTTAGTTAATTTACCGTTAGTATCTCTATCTTTACTACAAGTAATAATATCTCCTTTATAACCAATTTGTTCAGCTAATTTGTAGATTTTCTTACTTGTACCTGAATCTGGTGATACTAATATGTAATTATTATAAACTTCTCTATCTTTTTTCTCAACATAGAAAGTATTATATATGCTTTTAACAGCAAAATCTACTAATTCTAAATTAGATTCTTTTTTAAACCCTTTAATACCCATTTCTAAACAATCCGAGTGAGGGTCTATTACTGTAACTGTTTTAAAGTTTAATGAATTAATAAGAGGACAAATTACATCTTTAAGATAATTATTAGAACCTTCTTCAAATTTTCTATCACTTCTACTTCCTAAGAAGTATGGTGTATATAAATGAATTTTAAATGTTAATCCAATTTGTTCTAATCCTTTTAAAGATTTTACAGCACATATAATTAATTCTAAATCTTTAAAATTATTTAAACGTGATTTAATTTGTATATCTACAAAATTTGATAAATACATTCTAGGTAATAATTCTCTAATATTACTTAAAATTTTAACTTGTTGTTGACCATCAGGGAATCTATCTATTCTGTATTTAATATCCGATTTATCAGGATATGCTAAATTTAGTATTTTCATTTAATTAACTGTTTATGTGTTTCATGATAATAATAAGGTTGATCAATTACATTGTTTAATACATTATTTAAATAATCTAATGTATAATTTTCATCTATACTTTTAAACCACATCATTTCTGGATGAAATTGAATACCTAACCATCTTTTTTTAGGATACCATATAATTTCAGGTTCTATTACTTTACCTTCATTAGTTAAAGCTATATCTGGGAATTTTATTTCTTGATCCCAACCATCTAAATATGTATTAGATATACCTTCAGTCCAACTTAATACAATATATTCATCAGTAGGTAAATCCCAAGGATAACACATTTGATGATGTATTGAATTAGTTCTAATAGTATCACCTTCTATTGTATTACATACATGTTGTCCATGATGGTTATTAACATGTTGTATTAATTTACCTCCTGCGAGGACTGTCATTAATTGTGCGTTTGTTAACATAGAGACTCTTTATTCTCTATTTCTTATAGTTTCCTATAAGGTCGGACTATATCATAGTCTCAATAAAATTTTATATTTAGTTTAGTTTAATTATTAGAAATTTCTTTGTATATTTGTAACTTATAAAACATATTACTATGTCAAATCAAGAAAAATTACAAAAAATTAAGTTTTATCATCAAGAAGGATTAACAGATAATGAAATTGCTAGAATACTTAGGATTAGTAGCTCTCATGTTGGGAGATTTAGAGAATTACTAGGTCTTACTTCTAATTATTACCTTAAAAAAGAAAAAAATTTAAACGATGTTAAATTAATGTCAGAAAAAGGTTTATCTGATAAAAAGATTTCAGAGGTTTTAAATATACCTCAAAAAACTGTAACTTATTATAGGACTAAATTAAAAATGTCTCCTTCTATGCCAGAAACAACTTATTCTTCTGAAAAAGATCGTATTAAAGGTTATATTATACGAAATTCTAAATTTATGGCAAAAAGAAGAGGAATACATTTTGATTTAAAATATACAGATTTTGATTTACCTGAATATTGTCCTATACTTGATATAAAATTAACTTTTAAATCTCAAAGTAGCGGTAATGAATATAATCATGCAAGTCTAGATAGAATAGATAACAATAAAGGATACATTAAAGGTAATGTTATTGTTTTATCTAGGTTAGCTAATGCTATGAAAAATTGTGCTGATTATAGTCAATTACGTTTATTTTCTAAAAACATAACTAAATTAATTGATTTTATTGAAACTCAAGGCACTCTTGGGAATATTACTGACGTATTTCCTGATATAAAATTATATCCTGAAACTTAATCTCGATTCCTAGTCTCTGAACCTTCAAGGATATTTCTATCCAAGCTTGGCTGCTGATTGGCTTATTAAATTAACCATCATAAACTGTCATTTTATGACCACATTTACAACTAGCTATGCATTCATAATGACCGTAAGAAATACTAAATAAAGTATTATAACACTTTGGGCACATTATTTCAGGTTTACCCTTACTACTGTCTACAATTTCTAATCTTTTATAAAAATCACAATATTTATAAACTTCATCTTTAATTGTTATTCTTTCTTTATCTTTCATTATGTTTTTATTTTTTATAATTTAACTTAGCTTTCCAGCAATTCACCTTGTTTAAAGAGGACCACTTTAATTTAATCCTCTACATATACCTACAGCATATTTACCTTCATTAAAAGCAAGTTTAAGAGCCTTCCCTTCATGAATATCTCTATATCCAGGTTCTGATGCTTGTGTATATATACCTTTTGGTTCCTTATAGTATGTAGGACTAACATCTACACCACCTGGAATTATAACAATATCAGCTTCATTTATATTCTTAGCTTTTATTGTATTATCAATCCAATCACCATCATCACCAAATGTTACTGTATGTCTTTTTAATTGTTTTTTCATTTATTTAATTGTTTTTAAAATATTTATTTTTCTTACATTCTTTAACAAAATTATATAGAAAATCTACTGGATGTTTATATGAATTTAAAACAGATGGTTCTAATCTACTGTAAGGATAACACATCTCTAATTTTTCATTTCCGTCTGTGCACATTAATTTTAATCTGTTTACTTTACTCCAAATTCTTTTAGGTAATTCTGTTAGACATAATTGATACCAATGAATATCAATTGATTTATTATTTGATGATTTTCCACCTCCAAATACTATAGTTAAATAACAACTATTCCACCATATATATTCATATTCAGGAAAAAATTCCTTACATAAAGATAATAATCTTTTCTGTTGAGTTTTGTTTAATGCTTGTATTTTCATAATTAATCTTTATAACCTTTCATAATTCTACCATTATATTCTTTCCCAAGATATTCAAAAGCATTTTCACTAGTCCAACCTTCAGGTGTAATAGTTTTAGCTATTTTAAGCTTTTTCCAACTGTTGTCTACTTTATCAGACACTTTTCTTTGGTAAATAGCTGTTAAAAATTCATTATAATAAAATTTCAACCAATAAAATAAACCTTTATTATTAGGTAGTTTAAGATAATTTAGTAGTGTGCTCATTTTCTAATTTTTTTAATTTTTGTTGAAGTTTTAATATTTTAGCTTTACATGTATTACTGCCTCGTTATATTAGTTTAAATGTTTCAAATAATGCTTGTTCTATTGCTTCTTGTTTTGTAACGCATAAAGGTTTTTTATCTAAAAAAGGACTAAATTTTAATTGATCTTTTAAATCATATACATCACATCCAAATTTATTTGCTTCTGAAATAAAATATGTGTGTAAATAATAACCTTTATAAAAAAACCAATCAACAAGTTGAGAATATAGTGGTGTTGAACACTCTTGTCCATAATATTGATTATGAGACTCACATTTAGTTAAAGAAAATATGTTATCTTTATAATATAACCCTAAACATCCTTCATCAAATCCTTTTTCTTTAGCTAATAAACTAAGCTCATAAGAGCAAAATAAATGTTTCATAGTTTTAATGTGTTAATCCGTAAATTCCAAATCCAATTAAAAATACTATTGATATTATATCAATTGTTAAAGCAATAAATTTGTCTTTTGATTTCATAGTTATTTTTATTAAATCTCATACATAGCCAATTCTTCTTTAGCTATTAATATATTCTACTAAAACAAACAACTATCTTAGCTATAGTTTACTATATTTTCCTTATTTTAAGACAAGTGAGTTTGCTTTACTCAAGCAATTACTTATAGCTGTTTTACTTTGAATCAGGACTTTACTGTTTATTTTTATTTACATGTAGAACATGTATTTGATGTATTTTGAACAAAATTAATGATTTCTTTTATTGCTCCATATTCGGGATTACCCATTCCCGCTACAATATAGTGAATATTTACAATAAATGTTACAAAAGTAATTATTGAAATAATTCCAAAAGCCATTGTAAATACTAAAGGTCTGATTTCTTTAACTTCTGTATTATATTGTCTTTTAATCACTTCTATTTTACCCCATTGATAATAACAAAGAAAAGCAAATATAATTGACATTATTCCTAAAAATAAATAAACACAAGCATTTATTATTTGTTGCTTAATTAATACAATATAAACATGTTCTACTCCTACTTTTAATCCTTGAGCTAATCCTGTTAAACCTTCTTTTACATCTTGATATATCATTTTGAAATTAGATAATGTATCTGCTGTATTTACAACATTAATTGTTGCTAATTTAGTGCTATCTATTACATTAGAAGCTGTTTTTGCTACATCTTGCAATACATTAGCATTTAATGTAATTGTTAATAGTAGCAGAATAATTGTTGTTAGTTTTTTCATTTGTTTTTAATTTAATCTTTCCATTCAATTTTAGGACAATATTTACCTTTAAATGATATAAATATTTTAGCAAATAAAGGAATATTTATATTATTAATATACTTTTCTTTAAAAGTTAATTTTTTTTCAACAAGATAAAATTCTCCATCTTTTCCCTCTAATTTTTTTCTACTATCTTTTGAAATTAAAGAATATAGAATTGCAATTAATGAAAAAGGTATTGTTAATGGAAACAATAATACATTAATTAGTAATGTCCAAAAATAATCACAAAAATTATTATTTGGTTTTTTTCCTGTTAATAGTTGATAAGCATTGTAATGCCATGTGTTTTTTGTTAATTTCATAATTATTTGGTTTAATTTAATATTTCATTTTGTAATATAGGGTCTAAATAAGCTTTATCTTCATTAGAATTTCCCCACTTGCTAATAATTCTAATAATATTACCCTTACAATATTCAAATACTACAGGGTCTTTTACTTCAAATGTTTCTACTCTAAAGAACCCAAATTTAGATTTCTTATTTAATTCTTTAAGATTAAAATGTGATTTAGGAGCAGCTATAAATAACCCTGATTTGTCTATTTTTTCTAATGTACATTTATTAAAATAATAATCTCCACCTCTTACGCCTTTAAAATTTTGACATAATGTAACAAAATCTCTCTCACTTAACTCTTTTACAGAATAGTTTTTATTTAGTATATTATCTTTTACAAATCTTTTATACTCTGAAGTAGCCCCAGTCCAAAATATAAAATCTGCAATAGTATAATATTCTTTAAATGTATCTTCAACCTCTAATTTCTTACAATTCTTCATTTCAAGAACATTCTTTTCAGGAATATCTTTAATGTAATTAGCTACAGGAGCATGAATAAGATTATATTTATTACAAATTCTTTCTAGTTCATCAACAGTAATAAATTTCTCAAAGGGATATTTATTTTTAAAGTATTTGATAGTTTCAGCTTGTTTAGCTGTAATATCTATTTTTTGTTGAATTTGTTTAGAATTTTCAGATAATTTTTCTGCTTGTTTAACAGTTTCTGAATTAACAAATCCTAAATCTTTCATAATAGAAGCTTTTCTTTCTATTTGTGTCTCTGTAGGTATTTGTAATTCTGACAGAATCTTGTCACATTCTGATAATATTCTTTCTTCTCCACTATCAAATTCTGCATGAATTTGTTCTACAGTAGCTACTTTTAGTATTACTTTTTCAATTAGTTGTGTTAACATATTGTTTTATTGTTTAATTTTTAAATATTCTTCCCAACAATTAATCCATTGTTTCACTGTTGATTTTGAAGATTTACATCCTGTTTTCTTTAAAACTATTTCATCAATGATAAAATCATAACTTTTTCCATATTTTCTTTCATAATGAAAATTTTTAAATGTTTCATACACATCTCTTACATAAGAAGTAATATCTTCATTGTCTGAAAAAATTCCTTCTTGTTTAACCGTAAGATTAAACGAACCCATAGAAATTACTTTCTCTTCTTTCTTATAAACGGGTTCAAACCATAAGTCTAATACCCCTGCGACTTTTAAATAATCTACTGTATAGCTATTAGGTAAATTATTCCTAATTAACTCTTCTAAATCTTCTTTAGTGTGTATATCTAATTTAGCTATTTGGCAAGCTGCTTTAAGATATTCAGGTTTAATTAATTTATATCCAATAATTTCTTTCATATTATCTAATTGTTTTAATTGATTTAATGTGTATTTTTTTGAAAATGTATTGCAATGTTTAATATAAGGTCCAATAACAATTTCCCCTCTTTTTATACCATACATTCCTGTATTATTACTACAAAAAAAATCATGTAAATTTTTAAACCCCTTATTTACTAAATAATCAATAATTTCTTTTGCATTATTTTCTACAATAACACCAAAATCATCTTTTGGAAATTCTTCTTTCATATCTTTTTCTTTTAATACATATTTTTTAAATTGTTCAAATGTTATTTCTGGGTAATCATACCACATATTAGTATTATTATACCCAACATAATTAGTGATACTAGAATATGCAACATAATATGGAATTTGGTAAGCTTCACTACTTAAATGCAATTCATCTAAATATCCATTTTTAACAGTCCATTTTAAATATTCATTAAATTGTTCTTGATTTGTTAAAGCTATAAACCATTTTTGAGGTAGTTTTTTCATTTGTCTACTGTTTTAAATATTTCTTTAATTTTAGCATCAATTAATTCTTTATTATCAGATAAAACAGAATTAAATAATTTATTGCCATCACTTCTCCATCCCATGTTATGAGTAAAAAAATCGTGTAATTGTATTTTTTTAATCTCTTCTTTAATATGTTCATTTAAAGATTCTTTAAAATTAGGTATAAGACCTTGAATACCCTCTCTAGCTATTTGTTTAGCCATTACAGATAACATAACTCTTGCTTTATCTTCAGATACTGAAACTTGTCCAACACAATTTCTAACGTGTTTTTTAATTTCTTCTTTAACTATTTCTTTGATTTCTTCTTCTGAAAGATAATCTTCTATATTTATGTTCATTTTGTTAGTTTTATCGTGTCACCTATATTGAATTTACCACATTTGTCACAAAAATATCCTTCTGAATCTCTAAGTCCATTACCAGACCAAACAGTAGTATTTGTATAATATATACAACCTTCTTCAAAAGATTCTATATTTGTTACTATAGCCCCATTTTTATAATCTATAGGTCTTCTGTCACAACTACTTAATAATAAAATAGTTATAAATATTGTTATTAGTTTTTTCATAGTTTATTTATTAATTTTTCTGTAATTGTTCCTTTAGTCATAATAGAGCCTACATACAAGAAACAACTACATGGTATAAGAAGTATTTCTAATGTAAATATTATTGGTATAAGTAGTAATATTCCTATTGTTTTCATAATTTTTGTTTTATAAGATTAACGTATTCTTTGTTTTCTGCATAAATTTCATGTAATAATTGTAAATATTCTTCTTTTGAAAGGTTTTTGGCATAATTTGCTTGCCAAAAGCATATATCTAATATAGATTCATAATAAGAATTGTATTTAGCATGTCCAAATTGCTCTCCTTTATGTGTAGAAATTCTACTTTGCGCACATTTCATCCCAAATAAATTCCTGTTTTGTTTAAATATATTAGATGTATAATTTCCTGTTTCTATTTCAGATTGTGCTAAAAGAATATCTATATGGTCAGTATTTAAGCTAATTAATGTTTCTTTTAGCCATTCTTTTGAAAATTCTTGTTCATTTGGTCTTATAATTACAGGTATTTTTTCAACAAAAGTGTTAAATTTAATAGCTGAACTAAATCCTAAAGAGCTAAATATAAATCCAATAAATAGTATTGAATATATATAGTTCTTTATTGAAATCTTTTTAAATTGAAGATTCTGTTTGTCGTATTTGTATAACATTATTGTATTATTTGAAAAATATAGGGTTCATTTTCTGTTTTACGCAATATAAATGTTCCTAAATTATCAGATATTAAAAATGTAACAGTATCTTTTCTTGATTCTGTTATGTATTTATAATCTCCTTGCTTTAATTGTAAATCAAAATAACATTCTGTTTTAAGACAATTAAGTTTAAGAATGTTTTTCTTTTCACTACAGTCGTAGATAAATCCAGGATTAGTGAATAGTGTAATAAGGATTAATATTATTTTCATAGTTATTTAGTTTCCCCTATTATAAAAACAAAAGATATGATTGCCATTATTATCATAGACGCCCCAAATGCGTGTCTGTGGTCTTCTGTCCAGTTAAAAAAGTTTATGTTTGCGTCTACTACTATAAAAATGATATAGGTTAGTTCAAACATTACTGCAAAGTTTTTTATGTATTTTTTCATTTGTGAAGGTTTGTGAGTTTTTATTACTTATTAATTAGAACGATAAAGATAAACTATAGAAAATCATCATATAAATCTACAAACTCAGCTGTCTGTGTTACTTAAATATATACAAACTATATAACCAGAATATCACCGTAGTTCACTGGGATTAATAATTATGATTGTTTTAAGTTTTAAATTTAATATAAATCATTACAACTTACTATAATAAAGTAAAAACTACCGATTCTATTGAATGTTAATAAATTAACAATGCTGAGAATACAATACTTGTTTAAATTATTATAATAATATAGTTTATCATTTATCATTCCTTAAATACGAATAATTATTTATTAGTATTTAGATATATTTTTCTTTACTTCTAAAATATATCAAAAAGAAGGTATTTTTATTGTGTTAATAATTCTTTTTCTTTAATATCAATAGCATCATTTAAAGCCTGTTTTTCAACAGTATTTAAATTATCTAATGTATTTCCTTTGATTGAATCTAAATCTTCCTTAGACTGCTCTTTAAATGCATTAAAAGAAACATTATAGTAAGCTTGTATTAGTGCTATTTTATCTGTAGATCCTGAAACTTTAGGTTTTGTAGGATTTAAAAATAATTCTTTTAATTCTTCTTTAGTTAATAGTTGAAAAGCTTCCAACTTTACTGTATATCTTTGATATTGTTTTTCAAAAGATTTTTGAAAGTGTCTATCTACACTTCCTTTTATAATATTACCTGCCTTATCCACGAAGGTCATGCCTCTCTTTTGATTTCTATGCTTACTTGGTCTAAATCCTCCCGAAGGAGTGATTACTACTTTAGTCATTTTTGTTTATTTTTAATTTTAAATCCTGAGAAGGGGAGTTTCCTCCCCTACTCTATTTTCTATTAATATCCTTTAATATAGTGTTTAGCTTTATTAATCCATAAGATTTCTTCAGTTAATTGCTTACCTGTTAAATTATCTTTAGGAATAAATCTCTCCACTATAATATTAGGACTTTTCCTTGCTGTTCTTGCAGAATTAAAATCTGTAACTCTACCTTCACAATAAGGATATATACCTGCCTTATTTGCATTGGTTCTTAAACCTTCTTCACTAAATGAAATACCTAATGGTTTACGTGTATATTTGTCACGCATAATAACCATTGGATTATTTAATAGTAATTCTTTTGATTTTGCAATTTCGACATTAATATTTCTTTCTTTTTCCACTCGCCACATATCACCTCTTTTTTTTAAATTATTAAATTTTCTTCATCTTTCTAAATTTTAAATTAAACAATATAAATACACACTAATATCCTACTTAATTTTTACTGAATATGTTTTTTTATTAATATCAACCCATTTAATAGCTATGTTATTATCAAGTCCTGTATTTACAGGATATGTTTTACCATTAACTTGAACAACATTTCTTTGTTTCAATTGTTCTTCTACAGAACCAACATTAATTACGAACATAAATCAATGAATTCTATATCATTTCTAACAATCATTCTTTCATTTGATGAAAAATCAACTACTTCATCATCACTAAAAATTGGTTTTTTGTCTTTGTTCATTTTTCTTTGTTTAATTTGTTAATTGTTTTAATAATGTAATACCATGATTTGTAAGAATCAAAAATTTCTTTTTCATAACCTGCATCATTTTCTAATATTATTAGAGCTAATGCTAATAAACAGCCAATTAAATAAATTGAAATTGTGATAATAATATACATAATTTTTAGTTTTAGTTAAAAAAATTCGCCTCAATAGAGAAAATCTACTGTCCTTATTACTAAGTTAGAGGCTGACTATTAATAGGAAAACTCAAATAAACCTATTAACTTATAGCTGGTTTTCAGCGTGTTTGGTGCGGATAGCAGGATTTGAACCTGCACAATTATTACTAATCAAGGGATTTTAAGTCCCTCGTGTCTACCAATTTCACCATATCCGCATTTGTGGAGGTGGAGGGAGTTGAACCCTCGTATTACTCACAAATAATAAAACTTTTATTTATAGCTTAGTTAATTTTGAGAAAACTAACAAAACAAGGCTAACTGATAACAGTTAAGCTCCACCAATTAGTTTTAAGAAAACTAATAAACTTATGTTAGCTTTAAGCTGCTAACTGAAGCTCTTCAACTGCTAAATTAGCATCAATATGACGCATAATAGTGTTGAAATCTGTGTTGGACAATGTATTGTCGCTTATAGATCAATTAAGTTTTTGAATAGTGACTATAATCATACACTATGCTAAAGGTTTATTAAATAATGAATAGTCTACACCCATCACCCCCATAAAAATGCTGGTTTTTGATAAGAACCAGCAAACTTAGTTAATTATTCTTGATCAAATACACTGGTTTTGGTTTTAATACCAACACCTTGTGCAGCTTGTGCAGCTTTGATTTCTTCACCATTAGTATGTGCAAGCAATACATCTGTTGCATCCATATTGGTAGTGTAGAAAGCCTCTCTGTAAATAGGTTGATCACCAACTTTACAAGCTACACCAGTTTCACCTGCTTGTTTGATACCTTGAGTAAGGTCATTAGCATTAAGTGGTGTAGTTGTTTCCTTTAGAACAATTTTTCCAGGTAAGGTCTGACCTTCTGAAAATCCTAATTGTGATAGAACATCTACTTCACCACGTAGTAGGGCACTACGCTTACTTTGACGCACCCATCCATTTTCTAGTTGCATTTCTACACTTTCTACACGAACATAACCATATTTTGGGTTATTGCTTGATGGGATAACTACATTACCATTTACTGCTGTTACTTTTACTTTGTTTGACATAAGTCTTTTTTTTAATTTGAAATTGTTTGATAAAAATAAGCAGTTTACTGGTAACTTGCTTAAAACGCCCTTGAATTATTCTATATTTAACCCTATTCAAGTAGGAATCAGATGCTAATAAGCACCGCTAAAATTGTCTCTAAGATTGTCAGCTTTTTCAGATGCTGATTTATCTGCTTCTATGTCGCTGAATGCCTGGATCATGGCATCTGCAGCTTTTTCATCACTACTAATGATCTTTTTTAATAGTTCGTTCATTTTGTTTGAGTTGTTGATGAAGAATGTGTGATTGTTGTTGCATATTTTTTAAATATGCTTTCAGCATTTCCTTTTTCTGAAGGATATTTTACTTTAATATCCTTCCTAAAGTAGTATTTCATCTTTTTGAGATGAATTTTTTCTTGTTCTGACTTTTTATAGTCAGTTCTTTCCAGTAAGGGATTTGTATTGCCCCCTGTGGCAATGGTCTTGTCTTGTTTAGTAAGATTAAAACCTACTCCATTAACATCTCTCATAAAGTCATAAGACTTGTCTGTTGATGTTAATACTTTTTTAAATTTACCTTTTCCGATTTCCACAGCAAGGTAAAACTGCGGTGCAACACGCACAACCTGGGTGCATGATGCATTATGAATGATTGTCAACATAATCTTTATTAAATATCTAATACTTTTTGGCAACAACTACATTTTCTTGTTTTCATAATTAAAAAGGTTTTTATAAAGAAAAAGTTAAAGAAATAAAAGAAAAAAGAGCTATTTACTATAAGTAAACTATATTATTAAATATTTAATATAGATATACTCCTAAAGTTTCCTATTGTAAGATTTGAACTTACCTCTGGTAATTACTCCAGATACCTCATGAAACAGGATTGAAATTAGTTATAGTAAATAGCTCAAAATTGTTAAAAAAGACTATTTAAAGAGTTATAGCTCCTTACTTCCTATTCAGTTAATAGATGTTCTTTTGCATATAACATCATCTGTAGGTCAGCTATCAACACTATAACTCTTTAAAATAGTCAAAAAGATTAAATAAATTCAATAAAAAAGGTTAATAATACCCCAAAATAAATATAACCATATAAAACAGCTAAACCATATTGATGGAGTTTCTTGAAATAACAATATCTTTATTAAATTTTTTTTCCATTTAAATGCCCAATAAATAAAGAATAATGCCACAATAATAGAGTTAAAAATACCCATAGTTAATTAGTTTTTAAAAAAGTTAAATAAAATGAAATATTGGAAATAGTTATAGAGCGATTTCCTCTGTCTATTCTAGTTATAGGAGTTAGCTCTTGACTGCTTTCTGATACTTTGTAAATGAGAGCCCCAAATACAATCTCAATCCTTTAGCCTCAAGGATATATACGAAACTCTAATTAAAGAGTCTATAACTACTTGATTTTCAATGATTTAAAAATTCACCTTAATCTCTGGTTTGGACACATAGGAACCTATCTTGAGTCAATTAAGAAGTCTTTATATCTACGTGAGAATGGTGCATTAATAATAAGTTCAGGTTCAATGTATTTCTACATATTCCCTGAACTCAAAAGAGGTTCTTTATCCTTCATAAGTTTGTGATTCTAATGAATTTAACTGTAATTCATTGTTCCAGTCTGTTTCAGAAATTACTTCACCTATTACCCAACCTTTACAATCAAAATGCTCTTGTGCTTCTTCAATAGAATTAGCATAAATTTGGTCAAGAATAGTTACAGTATCTTCTGTTTCATCAAGTAAAAAATATCTTTCCATTTTGTTTGCATATTATTACAACTTGCCAGTTGCTGTTTAAGTTAATAAAAATGAAGGTTTATGATTACCTACAACGTAAAAAAGCTATGATTTTTCTTTAATTCCTTTTGATTTACACCAAAGTTTAAATTCTTCTATTAAATCATCTATTGCTTGTGGAGCAACTTGTGGAAGATTGTGTGACCATGCTTCCCACAACATTTGCATTTGTTGTTTATTGAATTTCATAACTATTTGATTTTAAATGAGTTAATTATTTATCTGTGTAAAACTTATAGTCTTTATCACTATAGTTTTTTGTAAGTTTTTTAGCTAATTCCCAAACTCTTTTAAGCTCTTTAGACATAGAAATATCTATATTTTGAGTTAATTTAGGATGTTTTTTATGCCATTCTTTATAGAATTTTAAATGTCTATTGGCTTCAGACATTACATATCTTCTGAGTCTTTTGTTAAAATCTGACATAAAATAGAGTTTTAATAAAAAAATGCTCCTTACATTTTAAGGATAAATCAGGAGCTTTAAACCATACACAAAATATAAAATTAGCTCTCCTAACCTATATCCCAAAGATAGGAGAAAAATGTAACAAGCTATCCTCTAATATAACTTACAGAATTACGTTTATTCTGGAAATTACTAACTTGGATAGATTAATACCTTGACAAGAGATATTAATTTACAGTTTATTCAATTTTCTCACTCCTAACCCTAAACCCTTAGTCTTTGGTTTATTACGGTTGCTCTGATTATTAACATTGAACTCCTTTCTGAAGGGATATTTAAATGCTCTACATGTATGCTCCTCCTGTAGAATTAATTGATTTATCAACCAATTAACTAATAACCTTAGTGGACACAATGCCACCTACACCTTTCATTCAGACAACTAAAGATTGAAAGATTACATAAATTGTTAAAAATGTTAAGAAAAAATAGACTATCAAGATAGTAATAATAGCTTTATTGCTATATCTTACTTTAAATCCCTGACTTATACAGGATTATCACTATCAAGATAATCTAAAAAGATTGTTTTGATATATCAGAGAAGTTGTAGGATAATAGCTGTTACCTTTATGGCACTCTTGAGCCGTTACTCTTCTATTATTCAACCACAACTCTCTGATAATCAAAAAGAATAAGTTCAGGTTTGATATTATCTCCCCTGAACTCAATAAGGTTTAAAATGCTACAGAAACCTTTTGTTGTTTAATCCAAAATTCGTTGTTATCTTGAGATGTATTACCTACAAGCATATTATTGAACTTAATATACATATCTTCGTCTTTTTGAAACAAACTAGTATGATACAAAGCTAAATTATAGTCTTTAATAGATTTTGCATCTTTAGATGTAAATTGAACTCCCTTTTTTAAGAAATTAATTCT